TAAAGATTCTGATTATCCTGTAATCATTGAAGGAAAATACAAGGGAGTGATTGGGGTTGGTGGCCTTGTGCTCGCAAGGGTACCCGAAGAAATCGCGAAGCAAAGAACTGAATACTTTAAGCGTCAAACTGAAGGTCAGGATCAAGCGGTAGAACACGATTTAATGAAGGAAGAGCATAAGAGTATGCCGATCGATGTTGAAAGGCAATCTCGTGTAACCTTCGGTGGTACAAAGAAAAGTTAATTTTTTAACTATTCCCTATCATCGATTTAAATTAACCGTTTACAGGTAAAACTGTAAACATAAGGAGTAAACTATGGCTAATAGAAATAGCGCAGGATGGGGATTAAGACCAGCAGGGACGTTAGGTAATTTACCGGCGACTCACGGTCTTTCTCAATACTGGATAGATGCTGGAGCTTCAGTGAATTTATTTCATGGCATGGCGATGAAATCGGCAAGCGGATATATGATCACTGGTGAAAGTGCAACTACTGTTACAACAATAGGTGTACTGCAAGGTATCTATTATAATGCGGCTACTACTCTGAAACCCACATGGGCTTCATGGTACGACGCAACAATTACTCCAGCAAACAGTGAAGACACTCAAGCGTTTGTTAATGATTATCCTTTCCAGAAGTATACAATTGCATCTGATGCGCAAGTAGCATCAACAATTGTTGGCGCTCACGCGTTATTTATGGAAACTTTTTCCGTGTATGCAAATACAGGTGGAAATACGACTACAGGAGTATCAACAACAACGCTCGATATCGGAGCAACTAATGCAACAACTCACTCATGGAGACTATTAAGAAGTGCGGAAGATCCTGAAAATAGCGATCTTACAGCAGCTTTTGTCACTTTGGAAGTTGTTCAAAACTTGTCCGAATTTGTCGGAACTGGAACATAATAGGAGCATAAAACTATGGCAATATCAAGAGCACAGCTAGTCAAAGAACTAGAACCAGGTTTGAATGCACTATTCGGCCTGGAGTACAAACGGTATGAAAATCAGCACGCTGAAATTTATACAACCGAGTCAAGTGACAGAGCTTTCGAAGAGGAAGTTATGTTATCTGGATTCGCTAACGCACAAGTAAAAGTGGAAGGTTCTGGCGTATCATTTGATCAAGCTCAAGAAACTTACACTGCACGTTACACTCACGACACAATTGCTTTAGCATTTGCAATCACAGAAGAAGCTATCGAAGATAATCTCTACGATAGAATTGCTTCTAGATACACAAAAGCTTTAGCGCGTTCTATGTCTAATGCGAAACAAGTAAAAGCTGTAACACCTTTGAATAATGGTCTGTCCTCAGTGGCAACATTTAATTCAGGTGACGGCGTTTCTCTGTTCTCAACTAACCACACAACTGTTAGTGGAACAGCGGTTAAAAATACTTTAACAACGCAAGCAGACTTGAATGAAACTTCATTAGAGCAAGCATTGATCGACATCTCTGCAATGACTGATGAACGTGGATTGAGAGTGGCAGCTAGAGGGGTGAAAATGATTATCCCTTCAGCTAATCAGTTCAACGCTGAAAGATTGATGAAATCTCAAGGCAGAACTGGAACAGCAGACAATGATATCAACGCTGTTGCATCAATGGGAATGATTCCTCAAGGATATAGAGTGAACAATTTCTTAACTGATACAGACAGTTGGTATATTATTACTGATGTGCCTAACGGTATGAAATTATTCCAAAGAGCAGCTTTAAAAACTGCTATGGAAGGTGATTTCGATACTGGCAACGTTAGATACAAAGCTAGAGAAAGATACTCATTTGGAGTATCCGACTATAGAGGTATCTTCGGTGTTGAAGGTGCGTAATAACTAATTAATGAGGCCGCCTTAAAACGGCCTCATTTTAAATATAGAAAGAGAAAATGAAAAAATTCCTCATAAATATCTGGGCATATGATTATCATGCTAAATTTGAAGTTTTAGCTGAGGATAATGCTCAATCCATTGAAGATTCTGTCCTTGACAAATTGGGAGAAAAGAGTATAAAATGGGAATCAACGGGAATGTATAAAGATACCCGAAGAATAACCTATGAGGAGGTTATAAATGACACAAGACCTATACACTACAAAACGGTCCTTGGAGTTAAATTGGCAACAGGAGCACCTGAAGGAAGGTAAGTACACCTTGGATATGGGACTTATCGATAAAAAAATTCAGGAAATTATTAAAGAGATTATTGCCAAAGAGTTCGAAGAATCTGCTATCCGTAATAAAGTAGATGAATCCAAGGCTCAAGTTTCGATAGCCACTTAAGCGCTATCAAAAATCAATTTTTTTCCCAGGGATACCTTGCACTTTATTTAAAAATAGAGTATAGAAAAATTACTATACAATTAATTAGAATACTGACGCGTATAGTCGACGGCCTATAGACAGTATTCGGAAAATAGGAGGATATAATTATGGCAAAAACAACTTTTTCAGGTCCAGTAAGATCTGAAGATACTTTTAAAACAGTAAGTAAAAACTCTACTACTGGAGCAATTACTGAAATCATCACTGTGGGTGATGGACCAGTTGCATTAGGAGATGAAAATAAAACACTTACTAACGCAACACATAGTGGAAGAACACTTGTAGTTCCAGCGATCACAGCGAATAGAACAATTACATTACCATCACCAGTTGCTGGTGCACACTTTAAATTTATTTATGGTGGCGCTGCAGAAGAAGCAGAAAACCTTATCTTTGATACAGGTGCTGATGCTAATTACTTCATTGGTGGTATTGTTCATGCAGATTCAAATGCTGATAACGTGTCTATTTATTCTGATGGAAACTCTAACTCAACTCTAACCCTTACGGATTTTGGTTGTTTTGAAATTAATATTTTAGCTAAAGATAGTACTAACTACTTTATCTGGGGTTACGCAGAAGGTGCAGACGCACCTGCATTTGCAGATCAATAATAAATAAACTTTATGATGGGGCTTCGGCCCCATCTAGTAATCTTGATTAAGGAGGGATTATGGCAGACACAGTAACAGGACCAAGTATCTTGCAAGAAAATGATGCAAGAGTAGTCATTAAAATAGTAAATCAATCAGACGGCGGCGGTGGAACAACAGTTTTTGGTGATGTCTCAGCAATGGCAAAAAATAATGAAGGTTCTACTTGCGTACACTTAGTATTACAAAGAGTATGGTTTTCATGTGATACAGGTGATGGTGGAGATACCTATGCACGTTTAGATGAAGAAGATGACGATGGCGATATACCAATTATAGGTTTAACAGGATCTGGTTATTGGGATTTTAGAGAATTTGGTGGAATAAAAACTGATAAATCATCTAATACTAATGAAAGCGATGTTAACTTTGTAGTTCCAGGTGCAGCTGATTCTGGAAACATGTATACGGTTGTAGCAGAATTCAAGAAGTTATACTCGGACGCATAGGAGGTAGCATATGGCTAATACTACTTCCGGAACAGTAACGTTCGATAAGACATTTGCTGTTGATGAAATTATTCAAGAAGCTTATGAGCGAATTGGTATTTCAGCAGTAAGTGGTTATCAATTATCAACTGCAAGAAGATCATTAAACGTATTATTTCAGGAATGGGGTAATCGTGGTTTACATTATTGGGAAGTTGGAGATACCAACATAGATCTTATTGAAGGCCAAGCTGAATATACTTTTTATAGAGCAACTGGAGATGGAACTTCTTCAGTAACAGTTGGAGGAACAACTGGAACTTCCACTTATGGAATTGCTGATGTTCTAGAAGCAACTTACCGAACAAACAGAGGTGAAACAACTCAATCTGATTCAGCAATAACTAAAATTACTAGAGCAACTTATTCTGCTCTTGCAAGCAAATTATCTAAAGGAACTCCTTCACAATATTTTGTTCAAAGACTCGTAGATAAAACAACTGTTACACTTTACCCAACACCAGATTCTACTGCAGCAGCAAAAGATGTTCATATATTTTTTGTTAAAAGAATTCAGGATGCTGATGCAACTTATACAGATGCAACAGATACTCCATATAGATTTGTACCATGCATGGCTTCAGGACTTGCATTTTATTTATCACAAAAATTTGCACCACAAAGAAGTCAAGAATTAAAACTTTATTATGAAGATGAATTGGCACGTGCACTGACAGAAGACGGATCTGCAGCAAGCACTTATATAACTCCGAAAAATTATTACCCGAATATATAATGGCATTCTCAAGAGGAAAACACGCACAGGCAATATCAGACAGATCAGGAATGGCATTTCCATATAATGAAATGGTTAAGGAATGGAATGGAATGTTTGTTCATATTTCTGAATATGAATCAAAGCAACCACAACTATCTCCTAAACCACATGGTGGAGATGCACAAGCTTTAAGAAATTCAAGAACAGACAGAACAGAAAAAGATGTTGCACAATTATTGAACCCTGATCCGTTTACCACGTACGCGGCTTCATCGAGCGTAATTAATGTTAATACTCCAAATCATGGATTAACAAATGGAGATACTTATAGATTTAGAGGAACACCAACCGTATCCAGTGGTTCTGGAGCATACGCTGATCCAGCTGATTTTGATGGTATAGCAGGCTCTAACATTGCAAAAGCCGCAGGTTATGCTATTGTCACTGGCAAGTATGTTAGTGGTTCTAGAGATACAGATTTCACAGATGATTGGTTCTATTTTACTGTAGATACTAGCACTGCTACAACAGGAGGAATTACAGGAGGAGGGTTTCCGGTCTCGGTAGGACCAGCGACTTTATCAGCATAATGGCAGGATTTACATATTCAACACTTACAACAGCAATTCAGAATTATACTGAAGTTGGAACTTCGGTATTGTCAAGTACGATC